CTCGTGTTGATGACTCCGTCCATCACTTCGCTCTCAATAACCGGACGACCAATCAGCTCGGCCGGACGGTCACCAGCAAGCTGTGTCCACAGTCCAGCACCGCCTTGCGTGTCGAACGCACGGATGAGACTGTAGATAAGGTTGTTAGCCATCCACGTACCGTTCTTACGGTGACGGGCAGGCAACTGGCCGTAGATCGTGTACAAGTCGGCAATAGCAAACACGTCAGTCGTAGCAGACGAAGTCGCCTCAGCTGTGACAGCAACCACAATCCCCCACGGCTGGTCCGAACCGGACCCGGTCGTGAACGCAGTCGCCTCGAGGTCGTCCTTGCCGAAAGCGAGCAGACGGCCCACTTCCTGCGTGACGTTCGCCTCATCAGCAAGAGCTTCAATCGAAATAGGGACGAAACCCTGCGCCACATGGACCTGCACGGTCGGCTGACTGAAGGTTGACGCATCGTCGCTGACCTCCGCATTTTCTGCGTCAAACGACCAAGGGGTTGCTCCAGCAGCAACACCGTTCCACACGTCGCCAGTAGCGATGACCTGACGGGCCACCTGGCGAATCTCGTTCAGCGAACCGTCGGACGTGATAATCACGGTCGGGTCCAACTGGAATGGGATCAAATACCCACCAGCATTATCGGTAAGGCTCATCGCACGAGCAACAGCCTGCGACTCGTCGTCAGTGTATGCACCAGTAGCCTTGTCACCATGTGTAAGCCACTTGGTGAACGCACGCTGGTATGCCGGCGCGGACGTCGCCAAGGCGTAACGTGCAACCGACGGGTACCTTTCGACAAGTTCTGCCGAAGTCTCCCGACGTTTGCTGGTCGAACCGGGCATCTTCTCAACGGCGGAAAGCGCACGGGCGCGAATCTCGTCGGCCAACGAACCAGGATCCAACGAGCGTGCTCGCATATCCTCAATAGCCCACGGGTCTTCGTTCTTGTCTACTACTGCCGAACCGGGTTCGCCAATAGGGTCTGCGTCGAATCCGTCACCCTTGTGAACATTGCCAGGCACTTTCGCCATAACGTTCCGCACTTCGGCCAGCTTCTCCTCGCGGACAAGTTGGAGCCGATGTGATTCAAGAGCGTCAAACTCGGCGTGATACTCGGTCAGCTGGATGTCCTGATTTTCGGTCAGGTCGTCACCCTTAGCGACAAGTGTTTCAACTTTGTCGTTCAGATCCTCCATCCGTTCCGTCGTCTTTTTCAAATTCAATTCTTTTTCCATGTTTTCGTAAATCCTCTGCTTCAAGTTGGCGTACAGCGCGCGCTGTTCGGGCTGCCATGATTTGGGCAAGCCTCAGTCGGTGCGCTTGTCTTGCGGGGTGGACGGTCGGCTTCGCGTAGTCGTCGTCGGAACGGACGGGCTCGTCGTCGGAACGGACGTCAGACTCTTCGTCTGCGGTCGGTTCGTCGGGGGTGGAGCCGGTCGGAACGTCAGACTCATCATCTGAGCGGACGGCCTCGTCTGAACCCTCTGATTCTTCGTCAGAGTCGGGCTCGTTGGTGGCGGTCGGCTCATCATCTGAGCGGACGGCCAAATCTGTATCTGTGTCTGCAACGGTCGGGTCGACGTCGGACGGGTCAACCGTTACCTCTGTGTCGCCGTTGATTTTCGTGCCGTACAATGCGGCAGCGACAACAGTGCGAGCTTCAGCATCGTTGGTGAGAATGTCGGCGAGTTCTCTCGAGCGGACACCCACCGAAGTCTCTTTGTAGGCGGGCCACACAACCGGGCCCAACTCGTGAAAATTCAAATCTGTCAACGTGTGGATTTCGATGTCGTCTTCACCGCGGGTGACAGTCACACCGCCTTCGGGGATAGTGAATTTGAACGACATGCCGGTCAACGACCCTTCGCGGATCGCATCCCTGACCGGTTCGATCAGCCAGTTGTCATGCAGTTTCGCCCGAACAAACAACCCTTCATCGTCTTCACGGAGCTCTTGGATTGTCCCTATCGGCAGTCCACCGACCATCGGGTGTGTCCCGTGGTCGAACTGCATGACAGGTTTCGGATTGTCCCGGACAGTCCTAGCAAACGCACCACGTTCGATGACTTCAACAAAATGTCCCTCCCAACCGTTGATAACGGTGGGCGAGTCGAACACGGCGGCATACCCTTCAAGGGTTTGACCGTCCGAATTTTCGACCATACGAAAGTCGACTGAGCGTATAAACGCGTCCATTTGTGTTCCTTTATGGAGTGAGAGCGGCGATGATCGAATCGAACCGTTCGTCAGGGTCCGAAGTGTCATCGTCGGAAGGCACAACCACAGCCCCGTTAGGAGACGAAACATCAGGTTCGCTGGTAGTGCCAGGTTTCTGAAGCTGGACAGAAAACAGTCCAGTGTGGTGACCCTTCAAAACTCGAAGGTCACCGGTAGTAACAGCGTCAATAACAACGTTAGGTTCAAACCCAGAATCAGTAAGGCTGCTAATCGTTGAAGCGTCAATCTGGCGGATAGACGCCTCATCCTTCTTGTCAGCCTGCAACGCCGAAATGTGACGGGTGTCGAACCACAGTTGTTTCCCTCTTGGCACCGACACAAGCTGGCTGAACACGCCGGCAGCGTGAGCCCACAAATGTTGCATCGTGTGGTCAGCGAACGACCGGACAGCCTCCGGGTAATTGCTGTAAGTCGTGTTGCCCTGACGGGTTCCAAGGAGAGCAAGCGGAACGCGAGATGCTTGAGCGATCCTTTCCACACCAGCAGCCTGGATAACGTCGAACGCTATCTCCTCGAACTGGGAGCCGATGATCTGGGCGTCAGCACCACCCTCGAGCACCATTGTTTTCCAAGCGTTCTGCAAACCTGTATGTCTCTGTTCCAAAGCAGCCTGCAAAGATTGTTTCTGTTCAGTGTTCAACGTTTGCTGAAGTTTGATCAGAAGATTCGGGGTGTTGTGTGTGAGGATGAACCCATCAGTAATGTAAAGATGGTCTGACGATTCGACACGGATACATTGGGCTTCAGCAGAACGGACACGTTCTGCTGACACCATTGTCCGCAACCGCAAAGCAGCCGACGGTCTGTAACGGTCAGCTTTGCGAAGCAGTCGAACAGGGACAATCCAGTCGGGCAGCTGACGGACAAGAACAGTCAGAGTAGTGCGACCCTTGTTCGGTCTGATTGTGGTCACTCCACCCAACGAACCAACCAGTTCGGCCAAACCGTCAGCTAGTTGTCGACTGGTTGTGGTGAACCGGACGGTGCCAGTTACCCCAATGTGACCGTCCGAGTCGATCAAACCTTGCAGCAAACCCACACGGTCTTTCACAGAGGGTCGGAGGTAAACGTCGGGGATGAACTTATCACCGCCGATAACGTCATACAGGCCAAGACTCTTAATGATTCCGGTGAACGGGTTAGGTGCAGGAGCGCCACGACCCTTGAAATAAAATTCAGACCAGCCGCCACGGTCACGACGAGTGATAGACACACCGGTCGGAAGCATTGGTGCGATGGTCTGCTCTGTCTCGTCGGCATCACCAATCGCGGACGCCAGAGTGATACCGCCAGAACCCTGACCGTTAGACCGGAACGACCCGTCGCCTAACAGCAGCCCGAACAGATAGGGGTCGAGTGGCAAGTCTTCCACAGTGTCATAGTCGATTGGGTCTGGCATGGGAACAGCCCACTTCGCCGGCCCTGACTCATAGTAGAAACCGTCAGCAATAAGGTCAGCCAGAGACATGGTCCGACTGACACCACGTTGACGGTCATAGTTGTTCGACACCCGCCAGACGTGGTCAAGAGTGGATTCGGCAACAGCACCGTCGCTGAACGTCACCCGGTAAATGTCTTGGACACCCTGCGGGTAAACACCAGTGACATAATGGGGCTGTCCGTCGGAGCCGATAACTCTGTCGCCGACGTTGACGTCACCCATCGTCGTCCAACCCGTCGGAGTGAGAATCTTCGCATCCAACGGTTGCGGGGCGGCGTTCTCGAAGTACTTCAGCTTGTGGGAGTTCATCGCCTGGTCCGACATGATGTCCCGCACCACAGCAGTCAACCAAGAGTTACCCACAAACGCTTTCAACGGGTCGGGATACGGGGCCCCATGAGCAACCTTCTCCACCTCGAGGAGTCGGGGACGTTTATCCCGTTGGCCGCCCTCATAGTATGCGTAGCCGATAGGCTCCCGCCCGTTGGTCACAATGTCTATCCAGTCGGGACGGAGACGTTGCCAATGGTCAGGCTCAGCCGCATAGATGTAGTAGTTGCCGGCCAACGACGTGTCCTGCTCCACCCGAGCCAACAACTCTGCTGTAGTCCCACCAGGAAACGGCTCCTCCAAAAACTGGAGCCGCGACGGCAGATCCTCAATCTCCTTCGTCCGCCGGTTACGCAACACAAACCTGGCCTGCGAAAACAGGACAAGCCGGGCAACAACCGCCGCCCACACCACACCATTATCCTGATAAGCCCGAGACACAAACCCTTGAAAGTTTTCGCCAATCCGTTCAACCTTCTCGCCGTTCATCGTCGACATCAACTCGACAAGCTGACGCTCCTGCGTAGGAGGGGCCGGTTGAATAATCCGTTGCAAAAGGTTCATTCACTCTCCAAATCGATGAGTAGCCCACCAGCAACAAAAACAACACCCGCAACAATCAGCGTCGCCGGCAACCCCAACCACAAAAACACGCCCACACAAACAGACACCAAACCGGCAGCCACAACAGCAAAAGTGAACCTCAT